CTAAACACTGGCGATGGGTTGCAGAGCGCGTGCGATATGACAAGACGGCTGAATATAAGAGAGGAATCAAAAATTACGGAAATGCTTATCACGTGGCGAATAATAATTGGTATTCTATTCACAATCCGATTAGCGAAGAAATGATATCGACTGGTCAAAATATACCGGATGAATTAGCCGACGATGATGTATATTATAACCGCGGTAGCGGCGATAACTTGACGCGATCAATGCGTGATTTCCATAATTTATATGTGAAAAAAATATTGATTACCAAAACAGCGGCCAAGGGGAATACACTTATCGACTATGCTGTAGGCAAAGCCGGCGACTTCCCTAAATGGATCGATGCACACTTATCTTTCGTATTTGGTATCGACTTATCGAAAGACAATATTGAAAATCGCGTAGATGGGGCGTGTGCTCGTTTTCTAAATTATCGCAAAAAGTTTAGGTCTATGCCTTATGCCTTATTCGTCAACGGCGACAGTAGCTCGAATATAAAATCGGGCGACGCCGTTTTCACGGAAAAAGGAAAGCAGATTGTTCACGCTTTATTCAACGAAGGTCCCAAAGATGAGGGTGCTTTAGGTAAGGGTGTTTATCGCCAATATGGGAAAGCGAGCGACGGATTTAATATATCTTCGTGCCAATTCGCTCTACACTATTTCTTCGAAAACATAGAAAAATTAAATAACTTTATCAAAAATTTAAGCCAGTGCACCAAAGTAGATGGATATTTTATAGGTGGATGTTATGATGGACTCACTATGTTTAATACTTTGCGTTCGACACCGCGAGGAAATTCGATCGCGTTGAATATAGATGGGACGAAAATTTGGGAGGTTACCAAGGATTATTCTCAGACTACGTTTGATGATGATATCAGTTCTGTCGGTTATGCTATAAATGTATATCAAGACTCTATCAATAAAACAATAAAGGAATATCTGGTAAACTTCACATACTTTATACAGCTAATGGATAGTTATGGTTTTCAATTAATCAAGCGGGAGGATGCGAATAAAATGGGATTACCTAATGGATCCGGAATGTTTGGCGAACTGTATGCAAGAATGGAGGCGGATATACAGCAAGACCAGTCTCTGAGAAATAGATATGGATCAGCACCATATATGAATGCGAAAGAGAAGCAAATATCGTTCTATAATCGATACTTTGTATTCAAAAAAATATCGAGTGTAGATGTTGAAGACGTATATAGAAGTGTTACTGGTGTTCACGTATTTGAAGAAAAAATGAATCGTAAGGATACTAAGGCCGCACAAATGACGGCGCTTAAGTTTGCCCAATCTATGGGCGAGGGCGATGCTTCTTCGCTTAAGTATAGGCCAAGCGGAGCGGCTCAACTTCGGTCACTAGAATCGGAATCGGAAAGTCTTCCCGAGGCTTCAAATACAGTTGTTTCACAATTATTTGGTTCAGTTGCTCCACCAGCTGAATCTTCTAAAAAGAAATCGGTAAAAGGGGCGAACTTGTTTTCGATGGGGGCTGTATCTGGAACTAGCTCTCTAGGCAAGTCGTCTTTATCTTCATCGTCATCATCTCCACTGGTGGTTAAAAAATCAGCTGTCCTTCAACCAGTTGCCGCCGAGTCAAGTTCTATGTCATCGCCATCATTACAATCAATACTGGAGAGATCAAAAGCAGGAACAAAGGCATCGGCATCGAAATTAGGAAAAATGAGTGCGCAGGATGCCATGTTTGCCAAATTATCGTTACCCGAAGAAACGTCATCATCGGTCATATTAAAGGGAAAAAGTAAAGCTAAAAAGGGCGATGATGGTAAATAGTAAACATTTAGGAGCAAAATATTAGGATCAAATAACAATAAATAATATCACGTAAACTATCTAAATATTATTTATTACATACATATAACAAAAATATCAATGTCCTATTATATTTTAACATCAGGTATAAATTTAAAAATCTATAAAAATATTTCTTTTTCATTTGAATCATCTAATGAATATACCACAATAACCCCATATCCTAAAAATTCATATATATCACATTCATTATTTGATTTTTTATCGAAATTTAAAAAACAAATCGAAATATCCTCAGACGCCTGGGATAGTATTAAAAAATTTACAAATCCCTATGAATTTATTCACACTATAATTCCCGGAAATAAAAACTCGATCAGTAAATTAAAACCATTATCGCGTTCCTTTTATAAAATGTTAGAATTATGGAAGTTATTCAAGTTCGACGAAATACGAAGCAACTATTTATTATCAAATATAAGCACGTTTCATCTAGCTGAAGGTCCGGGTGGGTTTATAGAGGCTACTTCTCATGTAAGGAAAAATCCAAATGATACATATTATGGTATGACACTTATAAATAATGATCCTGGATGTCCAGGATGGAAGAAGAGCAATAATTTCTTAGATAATAATCCAAATGTAAAAATAATCAGGGGCGAAGATGGGACAGGTGATCTTCTGAATTTAGAGAATTATAAATATTGTAAAGACAGATTTTTAAATTCAATAGATATTATTACTGCCGATGGTGGCATCGATGTGTCTATAGATTTCAATAAACAAGAGCAGTTAGTAAGCAAATTAATCATTTCCGAGGTTATATATGCAGTTACTATGCAGAAAAAGGGAGGGCACTTTGTTTTAAAAATATTTGATATTTTTTCGAAATTAACAGTGGACTTATTATATCTATTATCGTCAATATATGCCGAAGTATACATCACAAAGCCGTATACAAGCCGACTGGCAAACTCGGAAAAGTATATAATATGTAAAAATTTCTTGCTGGATTCGTCTTTAAAACTGGCAGATGCTTTTGTTGAAGAATTCGCAAAATTAAATGATGCGAAAAATGTGGCATCAATATTGAATATTGAACACGATTATTATTTTTTGAATAAGATAGAGGAAATAAATGCTATATTGGGGCAGCGTCAGTTAGAAAATATAATTACTACATTAAATATTATTACGAATCGCAATAACCACGATAAAATTGAGTCGATGAAAAAAAACAATATACAGAAATGTATTAGTTGGTGCGAAAAACACGATATACCAAGTATTAAATTATCATTTTCAAATAATATATTTTTATCAAATGTATATGAAGATGGCACACCCATTTCTATATCAAAAAGCAATAATTCATTCTTGAAAAAAAAACACTCGACTTATACAAATAGCACGACTCATAGCTCAAATACCTCAAATAGTCTTGTATATGTCGCCCCTAATGATACACCCGATTCGATTGAAGTAGATGTAGTTGTGGAAGTGGGCGTGGAAGCAGAGGGGAATAATATTGTGAATATGGTTGAACAGATTGAATCCGTTATCGAAACAATCGACCCTATTGACAATACAAATGTTGTTGTCTCAGAAAATAAAAACGAATAATAGGCAGTATTTACTTAAACTTATTTGTATGCCTCGCAATTGTCTCTCTATGTGGTGTATCATAAAAGCACCAATTGTGTATAAAATCAATACCATTGATATACATTATAAAAGAAACAGCGCAATCTTCTATTGTATACGGGTAACTCTTCGTAAATCTATCATAGTGTAAAATATTATAATGTATACTTTCCATATGTCGAATTAATGTTTCACAAGCTTTATTCGAGATATAATAGATTACACCTCCAGCACCATATATATGAGGGCGCATAGAATATAATGAGATATTCACATTTTTCAAATTATGTTGCGGATTTAAAAAATCATCCTTGTGTGCCTTATAGTAGTCGATCATAAAAAAATCTTGTTTCAGTTTTCTTACTTCATTTTTTGTATGAATTGAACATCTATAGTCCTTGCCATTATATGCTTGCCCATAATAGTCATATTTCTTAGTTTTCTGATGTAAAAATTTAATCAAGTTTTGCTCATTAAAAACTAAGTCATCCCCGCATCTTAATATTCCTTCTTTTATGGTAAATAATTCACGCAAATATTTAATAGATAGAACTAATTTTTTTAATAAATGTAAATATGAATCCTCGCATTTTACATATAAAAAATTACCATCCAACATATAATCTTTTTCCAAGAATAAATCACCGATCACATATATAACTTCCCAATTATTGTAACTTGTCTTAGATAAAGAAAATTCTTTCAATCGCGTATCTTTATGTTTTTGACACGAAAGTATTAATATTATTCCATTAACATCCTTTTTTGACTTTTTATTTTCGATGTTAAGTATCGTATCGATATTTTCCATTTCAAATATATTTGTAATTGTATATATTTGTGTATATTTATATTTACGTATATTTACATAAAAATATTTAAATATAACTAGTATTTTATAGTTAGTAACATAATTTTCGCAATAGTTTACACAGAACTATAACATATACCAAAAATGCAGTCCACCATAAATATGCTCTATAGTGCTGTAAAAAATAAAAAGAAGAAGGAACGATTTGAAACGATTTTGGAACCCCTACAAGCTATACTACAAATCGGCTATCTTTCTTTTACACCAATAGGAACAAAGTTGACGATTCATAATAATATACTACAGATACAACATCCCAATTATTCGCAACCTGTTATACGGTGGTATAACAATGATACCCAAGAAGATTTGTTTTATTTGTTCAATATATTTTATCGGTTTAAGAAATTCTATTTTTTTCTAAATGAAGGGGTTACAAATAAAAATGAAAAGGCGAATTCAAATAATAAGAAATTATATGCTCTCCTTATAGAGATGGCCAGAAATGGTATTGCTAATTTAATAAGAACCTATAGTCAAACGGAAAAAATACATATACTACATACTCTCCAAATGTATAAAAATATACTTGAAGGTGGGAGTGGCGATTCTTTGGCACCTAGTCATAATACCAAACGAATGGATCATTTCGAATTAGACAATTTAGTAATTTCTCCCGCTTCTAACGTTTCACGCAATTCGGGAGCGTCGGCATCGGGGGCACCACCACCACCGGCACCGGCATCGTTCACAAAA